GCCATCGCGACGCTCTGCGCCGCGCCGCACGCGCTCCCGCGCGTGAGTGACGCGGAGCGTCACACCAGCGACCCGATGGAAACGTCCTGGTTCAGCGGGATGAGAGGAACTGGCCTGTCTCACTCGATGATTGAGCGATGCCTCACGCAAGCACCTCAGATGGAGTTGATTCGTGGGGGTTTGTTCAAGGCTCTGTGCACTCCCAGCCCGCGCACCAATGGGTATCACTGTGTCAAGTTCACAGGGGATCCTAAGTGCTTCATGAAGCTGAGCCCTCAGAGCAGGAATGCTCTCTACGACGAGCGCGGCTGGGTTCAGCAGCACGTCAGGCGCGGTTTCAAGACTCAACAGAAGAGTCGAGCCCCATTCAGCGTTTGGAGGGACAAACGCAGCACTGCTTTCATCGTACTTTGGGTCGATTGTGAGAGTGTCTATGAATTCGTTCATACTTTCTGGTTCCTCAGCGCGCATGATCGCAACGAGTTGATCAAGGCCATGAACGGCAATACCGACCTCCTGCGCGATGGGCCAGGGTACGCGTGGGTGCATGAAATTCCAGATGGGAATTACTTCACCGTGCTTCGCTTGGTCAAGGGGCAGGCCTCGACAGATTTGGCTGCTTTCGATGAAGACGACAAGTCTGATAGCGAGTCTGACGACGGCGGGTTTATGGGAGCTGAGCCTGCGGATAGGGCTGTGGCTGGAGAGGAATCGGAGGAAGCGGACGACGAGTCGGTCGCAGTCGAGTATGCCACGCATCTGCCAGACGCGCAGTGCGCTGAAGTTGTACGCCCATATGTGAAGTGGTTTTCTAACGCGCACAAGGGCATCCAGTCTGAGCCTTCTACCAAGGCGGCTCGCGATTGGAACATGCTTCATGCTCTCATCGACTGCGCGGGGCCGCGTGACCGCTCTTTAGACCACGGGCCTCGTGTGGACTGCTGGCAGCCCGACGCCAAGGGGTCGAAGAAGCCGGCTGGCAAGAAGAAGGGGGAGAAGTCGGGTGCGCAGAAGACCAGGGACGCGCAGCGCATGAGGCAGTGGCTGGATGACGCTAATCCAGAAATTGCTGAAGCTTGGGTGAGAGCTCGCAGGCCGGATCCTGCTCAGGTGCCTCAGACTAATGATTATCTCGCTTCTTACGCGCATCGGCGCACGAGAGATCAGGTCTACTCCAAGGGAGTTGAGGAGCCTGACTTGTTCCTGTTGCCTTCGTACGTGGCGGACGTGCAAACGGGCCGGACGGCCTACATGGGACCCATGACCAGGGGTCTCATCCAGCAATTGCTGATGATCGGGAACATTGAGCTGCAGCCAGGCCCAACCCCAACACTCGCTGCCAACAACTATGGGCTTGTCGCCGATGTTGATGAGGCTTATCGAGCCGGCGTGCTCTTCGTCCTCTCTCATCACGCTGACACGTGCTCCACTTACGGACACGCGCTCGACGCAGCTCTGTTCTGCGCGGTTGCTTCACCTCTGGTCAATGGCGTGCCTGCAGCCTCTCACGCGAACGTGTATTGCGGGCATCCTGGGGCTCACCCAGGGGATTGGTCGGTGGCCATCAC